ACATCCTCCGTATGTACGAGCATGGCTACTCCGTAGTCGAGAAGGTCTATGAAGAGAGGGAATGGGCACCGCGTAAGACGGGAGCGAATCGGCGTAAGTACACGATGCTACGCAAGCTAGCTGCCCGGCCCACACTGACGACCACAGAGATCCTGTACGACGATAACGGTGGGCCGTTGGGGATCAAGCAGCAGGCCGTGCGGAAAGATGGTAAGCCCGAAGAGGTCGAGATCGGCATCGAGAAGCTGATCATCTTCACGCATAACCGGAAGGGTGGGAATCTCGAAGGTAAGAGCCTATTGAGGACTGCCTACCGCCCGTGGTACTTCAAGTCTAATCTGTACAACATCGACGGTATCCAGAAGGAACGTCACGGTATGGGGTTCCCGGTCATCACACTCCCGGCCGGGTACAAGGACAAGGATAAGACCGCTGCGCTAGAACTCGTTCGCAACATCCGTACGAATGAGCATGGCGGCGCGGTCGTTCCTCCGCAGTGGAACCTCGCGTTTCTTGAGTTGCCCGGTCAACCCGTCGATGTCATGCGTTCCATCGAGCATCACAACGGCGCGATCATGCTCAATACGATGACGCAGTTTTTGCTGTTGGGATTGGAGGGCACAGGTGGTGGTAGGGCTACGTCGGGATCTCATCAGGACATGTTTAACAAGAGCCTCAGATACGTTGCCAACCAGATCTGTGATGCCATCAATCTCTACTGTGTACCCTATCTCGTCGGATACAACTTCACGACAGACAAGTTCCCGAAGCTCCGTGCGCGGAACCTTGGAGAAACCAAGGACTTGCAGCAGTGGGCATCGGCAATCGGCAATCTTGTGAAGAACGGTGTTATCAACTATACGCCGGAACTTGAAGAATGGGCGCGTGCAATTGTCGATGCACCGCTTACACCGGGTACGTTTGACCCCAACAAACAGACTAATGACCCTGGTCGTCTCGATGCTCCCGACGAGGCCGATCCCTCGAATGCTGAAGGTTAGTTCCGAAAGGGATATCTGAATGAGAGACTACGCGCAGATCATTTCAAAGGTTACATCTACTCCGTGGATGATCATGCCAGCATCGCTACACATGATCCTGGAAATTCTCGATGCTCATCTTACGGGCAATATCACGCAGGAAGAGATTCGCCTTCGGATGCAGTCGGCAACCCCTCGACAGAGCGAAGGCCGCATGTCACGGAATGGTGCTGTGGCCGTGCTTCCCTTGCATGGGCCGATCTTCCCGAAGGCGAACATGATGACGGAGTTCTCCGGTGCTACCTCGTTGGAAGAGTGGGTCGGAGAACTCCGTCAACTTGTCGCAGATGAGTCGATCGGCTCGATCATCCTCGATGTCGATTCCCCCGGTGGTATGAGCAGCATGGTGGCAGAAGCAATGGCCGAGGTTCGCGCTGCACGCGCTGTGAAGCCTGTATACGCCGTTGCACACACGATGGCTGCGTCGGCAGCCTATGGTATCGCTTCGCAGGCGACCAAGATGTTCTCGACACCTTCGGGAATCGTGGGTTCTGTGGGCACCTACTTTGTCCACAGTGAGGAATTCAAACGACGACAGGCTCAAGGTATTACGGATACCGTGATCAAGTCAGATCGTCTGAAGGCGTATGACATCGAGCCGATGACCGCAGAGTCGCATGCGGCCTTCCAGGAGTGGATCACCGATATGAACTCATGGTTTGTCGGTGGTATTGCTGAAGGGCGTGGTATCGATGTCGAGACTGTCCAACAAACCTATGGTGAGGGGAAAGTCTTCGCCGCAGATCGTGCTCATAGCATGGGCCTGATCGATGGAATTGCCACGTTGGAGGAAGTTGTCGGACAAGCTGTAGAAGGAGGTACACCGCTTGCCCAAAGCCACCCTGCCAGTAAGTCATCCTACGATGCGGATAAGGAGCATTCCGAACCTGGTTCTGGTACGGGTGGCGAACCTACTCCGCGCGAACCGCCCGAAGAAGGAGATCCGGCTATCGAAGGAGGATGGAGGCGAGATCCGCCACCCGTCGCATATGAAACGGAGGAAGCAGTGAACAGAGAATGGCTAGAGGCGAGGGCTACCGCTCTCGGTATCGAGTTTACGTCTGAGATGGCCGACGCAGATCTCGCGCAGGCTGTCGCTACTCGTAGCGACGAACTCGTGCAGGTTGTCGCGCCACTTCAGGAGGCAACACAGGAAGCGCAGCAGGCGAGGGATTTCGCACGTGACTATCCCGAGCAGGCTGCCGAGATCGCGAGTCTCCGTGAGCGGGATGCAGCAGCAGCGGCTCATGCATACGCTGAGGGTTTTGCGGAAATCGGGGATACTGATAGAGGCTACTCAACACAGATGCGTGGTGCTATCGAGACGGCGCATCAGGCCATCGCAAACCGTCAGTTCACGGTCAATGATCTGACTAACCTTCTCACGATGGCGGCTACGAATCTTGTGCCACGTGGTGAGCGTGGATCGTCGCGTTCGCCCGAGAGCACGAGCACTGTGCCGACTGGCAATGTGACGGAGGATCGCAAGGCGTTCGCACAGCTTGTCAAGAACGCCATGACGGAAGACAACATGGATCAGGATGCGGCTATCGCACATGTGTCACAGCAGCATCCCGATCTCGCACGTGCATACGCCGTTGGGCATACCGGCAGATAGGAGGATAAAATGCCCCCGAGCAAGACCCGTAACTACATTCAGGACAAGGGGTACAACGCTGCCGAAGCCCTGACGAAGTTCCGTGCGGTGAAGTTTACTGCGGCGGAAACGGTTGGGCCGGTTACGGCCGATACCGATGTCATCGCTGGCGTTGTACAGCACGACGTAACGGCTGCCGAGATCCTTCTTGGTAAGGGTGCTTCCATTGCTGTCGAGGGTGACACGCTGATGGAATGCACAGGCAACATCGCTATCGGTGCTCTCGTCGTGATCAGCGCCAATGGTCGCGCTACGACGGGTACCGCTGGTGATCGCGTCATCGGCCATTGCGTCGAGGCCAATGCGGACGGAGCAGGCGGTTTCGCTCGTGTCCATCTGGCACCGGCCGCAGGAATCCACCCGTAATAGGAAGGTAGGTGATATAGCCAATGTTCTACGATCCCGGTACGCTATATAGCGACCCGATCCTGACCGACTTCTCGGTCGGGTATCGTCCGCCTACCTTTGTGGGTCTGGAACTGATGCCACAGGTAGCTGTCGGTACTCAGTCAGGTCGGTATCGCGTGTTCGATCGTTCGGGTCGTGTGCGGTTCTATTCGAGGCGTGAGCCTGGAACCGTGGCGAACGAGGTTCGCGGCAGGCGTTGGAGTGAGGATACGTTCAAGACTGTTGAGCACTCACTTCAGGCTGCCGTGGCCGACGAGGAAAACCAGCAGTTGAACTCTCAGGGTGGACTTGCAAACGCCACGTTTGGCGGGGCATTGCAGATCAACCCCGAGCGTGATGCGACAGCGCAGCTTCTCAATTCTCTGCTCCTTGAGCATGAGATCGCGACAGCTAACCTTCTTCGCAACACGGCTACGTATCCTGCGGGACACACTGTGACGCTGTTGGCGGCAGATCAGTGGGATAACTACGCGGGTGCAACGTCCAATCCGCTTACCATCGTTCGTACAGCGATCAACACCATCACGTCCAAGATCGGTGTTCCGCCGAACCTGATGGCAATCGGGGCACAGGGTATTCCGTGGCTTGAGGAACATCCTGATGTTGTCGCTCGATTCACGAACTTCAACCTCACGGATGAGGGAGCCTTCCGCGCCCTTACCGGGTTCGATGGTCGCATCGTGCTTATCGCAGATGATAAGTACAACGACAACGATATCCAGGAGGCGACGGAAGACCTCGTGTCGGCGTGGGGTAAGGATGTGTGGATCGGGTATAACACTCCCAACCTCGGTGAGAACGACCTGTCATTCGGGAAGACCTTTGCTCAGGTCTATCCCGATGGTACGACCCGCCCCACGGATAGGTGGCGTGAGGAAGGTCGCAAGTCGGACATGGTTCGCACTTCATGGAAGTGGGATCTCAAGGTCACGTCGTCTATTGCGGGGTATCTGATCAAGGATGCCTTTAGCGCGACGGCTTGGTAGGAGAGAGGATACTGCCTTATGGCTACACACTACGCATGGAGTGATCTGTACTACGGTGGTAAGTCCGAGAAGCGCGAAAGGTCTAACGGTATGTCGATGACCGTTGTCCTTGAGCGCAATGTGGTCAAGCGTGGCGAGAAAGTCACGAAGGCTCAGTTGGGTGTAGGCGATGACGAATGGGATGCTCTTGTTGCAAGCGGTTCCGTTCGTGATAAGCCACTCCCGGAGGGCGCAAGTGAGTACGTCTCACCCGCACAGGCTGTCACGCAGGCTCTCGTGAATGACCAGGGCGAGATCGACGTGATGAAGCTGATCGATATGGGCTTCCCACATCCCCCCGGTGGTAATGCGCCGGACGAAGAGGCAAGTAGACCGAAGGGCGCATAGTGGCACTTGTCGATGATGGAGATGTGCAAGCACATCTCCCCAAAGACAAGTTAGTGGTAGAGGAAATCCCTGACGACCGCGATCGTGTCTATCTCGATGCGGAGCGGATCGTCAGGGGTTACCTCGCCGGTGTAGTTGAGTCGACTGTCCTCGCGACATGGCTCACACCGGAAACTACGCCGCAGATCATTCGGGCCATCACGAGTCGCTTCGCCGCTGCGGAGATCTACCGTCTGCGTTTCGGTGAGCAGTCATTCGATGATCCCGAATATGCGCAAGTGAAGTACGACGAGGCGATGGGAATGCTGAATGACATCATCAAGGGCAATCTGCTTATCGATGGTGTCGCGCAGACTGAGTTCGATGACTCGTATTTCTGGCCCAACAATACAACCGATCCCCCGAAGTTCACGATGGCTGATCAATACTGATGGCACGCCGAGTCTTCATCGAGTGGTCGCCTGATCCGATTGTCTTCGGGGATGCGATCCTGCAAGTCGAGGAAGGCTTGCGTCACACGGAGATGCCGATGGCGTTGGCTATGCAGGAAGTGCAGGCCGACATCCGTGAGCGGTTTGAGACGGAAACCAACCCCGACGGCACACCATGGGCACCGTGGGCGGAATCGTATGAGAACTTCGCAATCGAGTTTCCCAACATCGGGGTTCTGCGGCAGACGGGTGAACTCGCTGAGAAGGCTGAGAATGCGTTGCTGATCAACGGGGATACGTTGTTCTTCGATGAAGGTCAGATCCCCGAGCGTGGAATCTGGCATCAGGAAGGTCGTGAGCGTTCCAAGGGCGGTACGCTCCCGGAGCGTCGATTCCTGGGTCTATCAAAGGAAACCGTTAGATTCATCTACGCGGCGTTCATCGACTGGTTCGATAATGTCGTTGATCTGTTCGAGACATCGACTGGGCGTATCGGTCGGCGTCATGCTCGACGTGGCCCTTCGGGAACATTCATTCCACGCGGTTCGCCTATGCCCATGAGAATCCGATGACGTGGCACAGGATTACTATGACATCCTGCAAGTCTTTGATCACATCGTTGACATCCTTGATGACAACAGGGCGACGCTTGGTATCAAGTATATCGCGGAGAACGACGAAGCACTCATCCCCGAGTATCCCGCGATCCTGGTACAGACAGATCGGACACAACGTGAGCATCATGCTACCGGACAATTCATGGTACGTCATCATCTCGACATCTGGATCTTTCACGCTCAGCTATCTGTGTCCGCCGCCACACGTTCACGTAGGGACATCGAGCTAGCAACCGCTGTGCGCAAACTACTTCATGCGAACCGGACGCTCGATGGTCATATCATCTTTGGTTTTGTGGACGGAGAGTTTCCAGGTGTATCCGGTCGTGTAGTTGGTACTGAACGTATCGGGATCATGACAACCAGACTTACGTGGGCAGGCGAACTCCGTGCCCCGTTCGAAGTGAGTTAGGAGGAAAGATGGCATACAGTCTGGAAGTGAACCATCCTGACTTCCCGAAGGGGTTCGAGTTCGACTGTGACGGAATTCTCGTGAAGAACGGGAACACAGTCAAGATCTCGAAGGAAGAGGAACAGGCGTTTCTCTCTCGTGTGGGTCGGCCTCTACGTGAGATCTATGGTCATAAGGATGTTCCTGACCATATCAAGCTGACGGGTACGACTGAATTGGCTAAGACGGATGGGGGTGAATAATGCCCGCTGGACTCGGTGGTGGTGGTAAGGTAGGCATCGGGTTCGAGACGGTGATGGGCACCTATGTTGCCCCGACCATCTTCGTCCCGATTCTCGATGAATCCCTGATGTACTCGGAAGAGAAGTATTACTCTCCGCAGATCAGGCAGCAGACAATCGTCTCCGACGTGAAGCCCGGTTACTATCACGTCGAGGGTACGATAAACATGGAAGTTGATCCGACGAACTTCCCGTATTGGATGTATGCTTCTCGGCATACTATCGCGAAGTCGGGGGCTGGCCCGTTTGTTTACAAGTTCACGCCTTCGTCGGCGGGTTCGGCATCGACAGCGACAGGTGCTACTACACCGAAGACGCTTTCGATCACGGTCGTCCGCAACAACGTGGTCTTCGGGTATACCGGCTGTGTTGCTGGTAGCTTCGAGTTCTCGATTGAGGATGCTGTGCTACGGTGCTCTCTCGACGTACTCGGACTTGCCGAGGCGACACAGGCGGCTCCGTCGCCCACATGGGTTACGCCGGATCTGCTCGGCGCAGATGCACACCGTGTCTACGTGGCAGCTTCGGCAGCCGTTCCCGCATTCGGCGCTGTGTCGAACGACTTCAACGGATTCACGTTCCGCGCGAACTACAACGCGGAACCGCAGAACCGAATCCGTGCAGATCGTCAGGCAAGCTACATCTCCTTCGGTGAGACTGAAGCCGAGATCGAGTCCGAACTCGACTTCATCGATAAGACGGAGTACACGAACTTCGTCAACAACGCACAGAGGGCGATCAAGCTGGAATCGACCAACGGTGGTGCGACCTTCGCAGCGGCCACGTCGGGTATCAAGCTACAGGGCAACCGTGTTAGCTATGACGCCTACGATGTCGCTCTCGAAGGCATGCCCGACCTGATCATGGCTGGATTTACCGGCCGCATGGTCGGGATCGCCGCTGGCGATGCCTATGAGATCGAGGTCAAGTCACCGGCCAACATTACATAATCCGAGTTAGGACACGTAAGGAGGCTAACAATGCCCGTCCGTAAAACAAAAGGTGGCGGGTACAAGTACGGCTCGAAAGGCAAGGAGTACCGAGGTAAGGGCGCCAAAGCGAAGGCTGCAAAGCAGGGCCGCGCTATCAAGGCAAGTCAACACAGGAGAGGAAAGAAGTAATGCCAAAGGCAACGGTTGATCCGGGCACCAGTCGCAGGGATCTTAAGACATGCCCCGGTGGGTATGTCGAACTGCGGACGCTCAGCTTTCACGAGATGGAGATGCGCAAGGACATTGCTGGTCGTATGTACCAGGAACAGCAGGTGTCCGTGGGTCGTGGTCGAAAGCGCACGGACGAGGAAACTCTGCGTGCGTATTTCGAGGCCATGAACGTCTCTGTGACGGAGTTCGAGTTCCGCAACTGCATCGTGGATCATAACCTCTTTGTCGATGAGGCGGAAACGCAGAAGATCGACTTCACCAAGCCGATGTCTACGTGGAAGCTGGATCCAAAGGTCGGTGAGGAAATCGATAGATACATCACGGAGTTGACGCAGATCGCTGAGGAAGACCTTAGCCCTTTACCGACTGCGCCTTCCTCTTCCTCATCGGACGAGACGAATCGGCCAGATCTCTCTTTGATCGAGACGTAGTAATCGAAGCCGCACGATGGTTGCGCGTCGGTGCCCTGTGTCGAGCATTGAACGTGTTACCCCGTGCGGGTGGAGTTCTGGATCAGCCTGCGGGGGATATCAGGCGGTTAGAAGCAATTCTAACCGCCTATACCCGCAAGGACGAACTGGATGAGCGCAGAGGCGAAGCTCGTAACAAGAATCGACAGAGGCACACGCCGACGAAAGTGAACTAGCATGGCACTCCGCGTAGGCGAAATGATGGTCATCATCCGGGCGCAGGATTTCGCCTCGCGTCAGCTTCGCCGCGCGTCCGCCGAGTTCTCGGGTCTATCCAAGGCTCAGATGATCGCGGCTCGACAATCGGATGTGACTTTCCGTAAGATGCGGGCACTAGGTCAGCTTCAGCTTGCACAAGCAGCAGCACGACCTCTGAGTATCATCGAGACACATAACCGTCTGCTTCGTCAGCAGGCTATGACGCTTGATCGTCTTACGCAAGCGCAAGCAAATCTCGATAAGGTACGGAGAGCACGCACACGTACGACTCTGGGTACCTTTGGGCCGCGTAGTCCACAGATGATCGCGGATATCCGTGCCGCAGAGCAGGCAGTAGGATCGTTGCAGACCCGTCATGACCGACTTGCTCAGAGCATCGGACGGGTCGAGCAACAGGTAATCCGCCTGCCCCGGCAGTATCAGTTGATGCGGACTAATGCGGACGCCTTTGCATCGGCGCAACAGCGGGCAAATCTCCGTCTGCTTGAAGCACACAATGCTCTCAATCAGAGTCAAAGGGCGCAGCTTGCCTTTAATCAGGCCGTCAATGCGATGCCTGCGCAGAGGCTATCCGATGTCGGCCACGCTCTCGGCAATATCGGTCGTACCATGCAGTTGTTCGGTGCTGCGGGAACAGCCGCTTTTGGCTTTGCCGCGCGGGAAGCAGCAGAATTCAGCCGTTCTGCCAGTCTTGCCGCCACGCAGGTAACCAGGATAGGCGCGGGTACACGGGAAGCACAGGCTAACGCGGATCAACTCCGTGCTGCGATCCTTCGTCTATCTGTGGATTATCCGTTTGCGGCACAGGAGATGGCTGAGGCGACATACGAGATCTTCTCGTCCACCAACGTCCAGAACATCGGTGAGGGTATCGGACTTCTGGAAGCCTTCTCACGCGCAGCGGTCGCAGGACAGACAGACTTGATGACCGCAACCAAAGCGAGTATCACCGTTTTGAATACGTTCCGTGGTGCGAACGAGAGTGTCGCAGAGACGCTGAACCGCATGTTCTCGATTGTCCGGTTTGGTCGTATGCGCTTCCAGGATTTCGCGGAGATGCTGCCGAAGGTTGCGGCTGCCGCATACGGATCCGGTCAGTCTCTCGATGACGTTGCAGGCATCATGGCTTTCCTGACAAGGAAGACCGGCGATGCGAGTATCGCAGCCACACAGATCTCCCGTGCGTTTGACGTGCTCGGCCGCGCCGAGTTCCGCAAGGGAATCCAGAAGCTAGGCGTTGACATCGAGGATGCTCAAGGTCGCTTGCTGCCGTTGCCGCAGGTCATGAAGAAGATCATGGATGCCTGGGGCAATGAACTCGACAAGGGTGGCAAGGCATCGGAGCGATTCATTCAGATCGTCACACGTGCGGCGGATCCACGTACGAAGGGTCTGTTGTCTACAGCAGAAGCACGCCGATTCTTCCGGTTTGTATTCTCTGACTTCAAGCAGTACATGCAGCTTCAGAAGCAGACGACCGAGAATAACAAAGAGTTCCAGCGGTCGTTTGAGACGTTGATGGCGGATCCCGGTGTGCAGTGGCAGGTATTCGTCAACCGTTTCAAGACACTTGTGGTGGAAATCGGTGAGGCTGCTATCCCGGTATTTGCCCGTATCGGTGACGCCATCGCAGGTATGCTCGATTGGTGGAATAGCCTCGATGAGGGTCTGCGCGACTCAATCGTCCAATTCGGTGCATGGGCATCCATCGGTGCCCTGGTTGCGGGTGTGATCCTCGGTATCGCTGGCCCGCTCGTGACTCTGGTAGCACACTTCAAGCTATGGAAGATGGCCGCTGCCGGTGCTGGCGGGGCAACGATGACATTCGCTACCGCTCTCAGAGCAATACCCCTTGTCGGTCTAGGCGTGCTGCTTACACAGATCGTCGGTATCGAGCGGGCCGTCAAGATCATGGCGCTTGGCTGGATTGCCTGGAAGACAACGGCAATCGCCGCAGCAGCGGCCGTCGCAATCGCGAATCGCGTAGCGGCTACAAGCGTTTCCTTCGCGTGGAAGCGGGCATTGGTCAGCACGGGTATCGGTGCTTTCGTCGTTGCCGCTGGTCTACTGCTTGAGCAGTTCATCTTCCATTGGGAGCGGACACGCGACCGTCTCTATGATATATGGGACGAACTTCGGATCCGCGCGATTGATGCTGCACTGAAGATCATCGATCCATTTACACATGTGCCGGGATTCGGCGTAGGTGTCTTTGACGAGTTCCGTCAGGCCAAAGATTTCCTTGAGCGAGAACTTGGAAATGTCCGTATTTCACAGCATATGCGAGAAGAGGCTAACGCGACGAGTAAGGCATTGGATCAGCTTGTTCGGGAATCACCGAAGAAGGCCAAGAAACTCCGGGCAGAATTCTTCCGACAGCTTCGCACGGGTGATTTCGCTCCTGGTACTAATCGAGAAGTGATCCTACGTCAAGCGCAGGATCTCAATGCTGCATTCGCTCGCGTCAAGGCCGCTCATAAGGATGCGGCAAACGATACTGTCAAGACATGGGAGAATTGGCAGGCGAAACTCGACAAGGCAATCAAGAAGGGTGATCAAGCTACCATCAGTAAGCTGCTCGGTCTAGATACTCCGCTTGCCGACCTCGGTGACCAATTCGATGAGATGGGTGATCGCGCAGGGGAATGGCGTAAGCAACTGGCTCTTGAGACAGAGCGTGCGCGGACACAGACAGTAGACAATCTGCGCAATATGTACATCGACATGGAGAACGCTAATCGTCAGGCGTTCGGACAGCTATTCCAGGGGCCGTGGCTTACGAGCGAGACATTCGATCTTGCTAAGGAATGGGGTATCACTCCGCGCATCCAGGACATGATCAAGGATCTGAATCAGCAGAACAACCAGTTTGCGCGCTGGCGTGAACGACTGGACAAGCTGATGAAGCGTGGCGTCCCGGCAGAGTTCATCAATGAGATTCGTAATATGGGCATTGAAGAGGGTTCGCCCATCATCGAGAACATGCTCAAGGCTACGCCGCAGCAGATGAACCAACTCATTTCACAGTGGAAGCGGCGCAACACGCAGATCAAGTCCGCAACGAAAATGGACTTTCAGGATGAGATCAACCGTTTCCGCAAGGCGGGCGGCGACATGGGTCAGGCCATCATCAACGGTTTCCAGCAGGCACAGGTGGGCGCATGGTTCGATGGCTGGATCCAGACCAAGTTCCCCGATGTGATCAACGCAGCGGTGAATAAAGCGGTCAGCGATTGGAAGGTCGAAAACCCCGCTCCCCCGATGCTGCCCACCATTGCCAAGCCTGCCGGTGCAACGTCAAAGAATCCTGGCGGTGTGGGTACAACGGGTAAAGGCGGAAGCACGACAACCGACAATTCCCGCTCACAGACGATCATGATTGACATTGCGGCAGGCGCTCTAGCGGGGGGATCCTCCACAGAGGAAGTTATTCGAAAGGCGGCATTCGTTGCCCGTACCGCTAGGTGGAATCCCTGATGCTGACCAAGGTAGAAATCCGTCCCATTGTAGGTAGTGCGGTAGAATTGAATACCACAGATGGATCAGGCAACAACCTGTATCCGCTGCATGACTTTAACATCACGACGAACATCGATCAGCATGACGCAAAGAAGATGGCTGCCCCCGGACAATGGAAGACCTTCCACTATCCGGATGCGATGACTATCATCGCAGAGGGCGCTATCCTGGGAGTAGGCGCATCGGATGCAGCGCGAGCGACGGACTACATTACGAAGCGCCTCGCTCTGATCGACGCTGTGCTGCCTCCCCCTTCCGGGGTTTATACATCCCGCACGCATGGAGTCCTCCGTGTGCGGTTCGATGGAATGACTGAGGACGCAGACGCCGAAGTGGTTGTTGTGCAACCGTCATTTCCAATGCGTGCGCTGTATCCGGCGAACTCGGAGTTTCAGATCACCTGGAAGGCATTCGTGCCCTACTTCGTGGGTGTTTCGTCGTCTACGAAGTATCAACTCGGGTAGGGCCATATGGCTGAGTGGTGGGTTAGGTTCCTCAGTCGGTCGGGAGCGCCGAAGGGTGAGTATGCTATTCAGACTCCCGAAGCGGAGATCCGTAACTCAGAGCCGGGTGGGTTCGCAGGTGAGTTGGCTCTCGGTCAGTATCGACGTGGCTCAGATACGCTAGGCATCACACGTGACGAGTTTGCGCCCTATAGTGCGAACTATGAGCTATATCGGGGTGGATTGATAATCTCCGATGGCATGCTCACGTCGGTCAATCTGAACAAGGATCGCGATACAATCCTCGTAGCCGGGAAAGACTGGAAGCATTACTTGCAACGGCGTATCTACCCGTTCACGCCGGAAGACTATCTCACCTACGCTGAGATCACCAAGCATAGTTTCTGGGATCAATGGCCGAAGAAATGGCCTAAGAAGGCTTTGCCCGATGATCCAGAACTACCCGCTGTCCCGATCAAGCGGATCGTCAGAGACATCCTTGTCTCGATGCGAACAGGGGTGCCATGCGACTATGGCATGACAGCGGCCGAGAGGCAGGCTTTGCCTACGGCGCAGGGATCCCTCAATCTGGTATGGAATATCGGTGTCACCGATGGCCCAGTAGGTCGCTACAAGATCTATCCCGGCGACCAGACAACCATCTACGATCACATCACTAAGTTGTCCGAACTCAGTGATGGGTTCGAATGGGACATCCTGCCGATCAGCAGACAGTTCAAGCTATGGACGCCCACGAAATACACGTCCAATTCTCCCGTGTATTCATGGAAAGCTACCGATGATGAGACGATGGGCAGCTTTGTCGATTTCGACTGGACAAATGATGGGCCGGACGGTACGCATCTGATCGGTCTTGGTTCCGGGCGTCACAAAGTCGGGGCTATGTGGACATACAAGCCGAGCCTCGACCTCTATGGTCGTCTGGATCTCGTGTATGACTATGGTGAGGTTCAGGACTACAACGTCATACTACGAAAGCTGAAGGATCAGAACGACCTTCATCCACAGAAAAAACTCTCTGTGGCGCTGTTGAATCCCGAATTTCTCGGACTCAACTTCTACGGAGGGGATCGTCCTCGAAGCCTGATTGCCAACACTGTGCGGGTTACCCATGACTTTGCGCCCTATCACCTAGTGGATGCCTACTTCAAGGTGAACGCTATCAAGTGGAATGTGGACAACTCGACCAATGAAACTGTCTCGATGGAATTGATGATGATCTACGAACCCGAGTTCGGTACGTCGGGTGGTCTACCTACGGATCGTAAGGGTGGCATCTGATGGCCCTTCGGCGTAAGTCCATATCACCACAGCGTGAGATCGAGGTTCTTCAGGAACAGGTCACACAGATGAGGCAACTCCTGCGCTCTGTCATTCAAGCAGGGCCATCATCGATTCAGGCCGATCAGTGGGAATACGCGATTGCCCCGTTCCCCTGGGAAGTGCTATTGAATTGGTCGGGCGCGCATCATCAAGCCCTTCCGACTGACTCGCTCGTGTACTACCATCCCGGCCGTGTAGATCCCCTCACTGATGAGGAAGTCGAAGCAGGCTGGTACGCCGTTGCTGGCCCTGCCGTCCATGCGATCAAGGTCTATGCAGACAGACGGTCGAATCGAGTTGAGAATGGAGCATTCCGATTCTCGATTCATCGTTCGTTGAATGCGACCAAGATTACACACGTCGCCGCATTCAACGGTACCGCCGGTAGTGGGCCGACCACTGTGCAGATCTCGAATCAGACTAGGGGCTTCGACATCCTTGAGGTTCCGATCACTATCGACTCAGGCGAGTACGATTCCGAAACCGCGGGCACACAGCCTCAGATCGACACGGGTGGAGATCCAGCCAATCCACGTAACAAGGTCTATACGAGTGATCGCATCTGGATCGATACCGATGCGGTTGCAGCGGGTTCTAAGGGTCTAGGTGTCTACATCCAATTCGCATAGTGTTTAAGGCTGGTAGCTTCTATTTCCCCACAGGCGGCGGATCGCTGTCCATTACAGGATTGGGTTTTACACCGCAGGGAGGTATGTTCTTCGGGGGCAATCAGGCTACCGAGGATGCTCTGGTTTCGGGTGGCAATCCCGGCATCTTCTTCGGCATGGCATGGACTGATCATGCGACCGAATTGATAGATCAACAGTCGTTAAGCAACATCGCGTTTGGCAGTAACTTCAAGCCGAAGGCGATTTCATGTGCGGGCGCTGCCGGTGGGACTATCGACTATCAGGGAACAGTGTCCTTTGACAGCGACGGCTTCACTGTTACGGTGAATACATCTGCTCCCGGTTCCCGTCTTATCCACTACCTCATGTGGGGAGACTTCGCAGGATCACACGGATCCTCGATCTTCTCGAACGATACAGCCGTATATGACTTTGCCTTGGACTATCGACCACAGACGGGAATCGGTTTCCATCACTGGATTACGGGTGCTGCGCGGGACGGCTCACATAATGAGGGAATCTACTATTCGATGGGTGTGGGTAATTGGCCCACCGATTTGATTCCGGCACCCTACGGACATCAGAGCAATGCGCTATCCATGATGATGCGGACATTCTCACAGTTGGGCGCGATTGGTTACACGCAGCAATTCTTGAACTTCCTTCTACCATCGACAGTGGTTCCCGTCTCGCTGACTGTGCGACCGTGGATCGCAGGGTCAATCCTAACGGCCGATGATAAGTTGCATCCCTATCCGAATCTCGATTCTGAGGCTATACGGGCTTCTCTCCATGGCTATCCAACGCGGCACTCTATGGCATGGTGGGCCGGTGAGGGTTCCGCCCATTTAGTGAGTACACCCGCACTCGGTGCCGAAGGCACCTATACAGCACGCCCGAACGTGACGGAGGTCGAGGCTGCGCTGTTCTTCGGTACCACTGGATACGGAAGTGAGCAGATCCTTGGCCCGAACGCCGCCTACACCTTCGGTGTGCTAACGCCTGACTATCAGGGATGCGTGGGTATGGATACAGGCGCGGGAAATGCGCCCGCTACAGGAACACCGGGATTTTTCCAATCCAAGACACTATGTTATGTCGAGAACATCCGTAGTCCTGGTGTGCGTGCAGCATCAGGGGAGATCATAGACAATCAGGTGATACTCACAGGTGAGATCCAGGATGCACCGAATCCCGGAACCAGTATGCTACAACTCTACGGGCCGGGGGAACCTCTCGATAATCCGGGATTCTTCCGCATCGCGAGATTCCGATGAGCACGCACGAAGATCGTCTGTGGGCACGGCTCTGGCAGGAGCTAGATGATCTTCGTCGCCGACTCGATGACAAGGTGAGTCGCGGTACATTCGCAGATTACAAGACAGAACAAGATGAACGGATGGACAAGATGGAAGCAGCTATCGAAGCACTCGAACATGCAGCCATCACACCTGACCAAGTTTCCACCATGCTAGCCCACGGACTTGAGGAATCGCAGGCAAGAGGGGTGACTAAGAGAGAACGACAGGTACGATATCTCGTGGCGATATCGTCCATTCTAACTGCCTCGCTCGTTGTTGGCAGTTTCCTCTACCAAGTCGTGCAATGACATCAGATGAGGAAAACCCCATCTTAGAGAGGGTGCAGGAAGAGATGGACATCGTACCCTATACCAGAAAAGATCGCTTTCTCAACTATATCATCTACGTGGTAGTGATCTGTAATCTATTGTCCATTGCGGCCTTCATTGTATTTGGGGGAATTCTATGGTAGGAGTCGTCAGAACAGCTAAGGGACTCGCCGTACTTGCCCTTGTCTTTGCGCTCAGTGCTAACTTACTAGGTATGATCGGCAATGGTATCCGTTCGCAAGAGAATTGTAGCAAGATTGAGTTCCAGAAGACCATTCAGAGAGAAGAAGAAAACGAGGCACTGCGGCGTATCAAGAGTGGTCAGTTCGATGAGGAATTCCAGAATATCTTTGGTAACGATTGGGTCGAGCAGAAGCAGCAAGCAATCAAAGACGCCGAACGGTTAATTGCCAAACTCAAGCCCGAAAGCTGTCCATTCCCGATTCTATGGTGGACGACGTAAGGAGAGATCATGGCGTATCGCACTATTAGACTGGGTTCGCCACCCGGCAAGGATGTCGAGGCATGGATGCGGGGGATCCACAAGTACCTGCGCAGTCTCGATACGTTCTTCGACAAGCCCACTATTGTCCGACGCACCTTTGGCCCCGGCAAGAAGAAGGTCGTAGCGGAATTCCAGAGACGCGCCGGTATCGAGGTATCCGGGATCATAGGCCCAAAGACACAGGCGGCAATCAAGCCCTATCTCGATCAATACGCCCGAGAACTACTAAAGGAGGAACCGCCACTTAAGCTCATTCCACCATTTCAGGGCTTTGCGTCCCTACACAAATCTCTGCTCCCCTTGTTTAGTCTCGGCAGACACATGGGACTCGGAGATGGGCCGGGTATGTCATCCGGTACCTATAACCCCAATTCCAGACTGCCAAGCGGAGCACGGTCGGATCATGCCTACTACCCCTCGTGGGCATTCGATCTCGATACCGACCCTGGTGGGCCTGCCGGGTGGGATAACCCCGCCGCACGCAAGTTCTTCAATGAAGCAATCGGACGGCCGGAAGTAGAGTATGTCATCCTCGGCCCGTGGATCTGGTACCGTGGTCGTGGTATCCACACGTATACAGGTGGCGGTCACTTCAATCACGTACATGTGTCTGGAAGGCACTAAACGAAGGAGTAAAGAATGTCTGCATATCTCAAGGCTCTGATGGCTGTCATCGTTTCCCTCGTGGGCGCAGTTGGTCTTGCTCTCACCGGGATTGGTAGCGATGCAGAGATCGGTGACATCGACGGCAAGAATTGGCTTGTCGCCCTTATCTCCGTTCTTGGTTCGGGCGGCATGGTGTGGCTCGTGCAGAATATTCCAGGCGTTGCCGGTGGTGTGATCAAGGCGGTTGTTGCACTCTTGACAGCCGGTTTTGCTTCGCTCGTGATTGCACTCGATCCCGATGAGAACGGTGTCGTTCGAATCACACAGTCGGAATGGCTTGTGGCTATCGGCGCAGCCGTCGTCGCAACAGGGTTCGTGTATCAGGCAACCAACACCGATGAAGGAGGAACTGTATGAGCGAGCTTAGTCAGACGCTAGTCGAGGGTGGCCCGCGTTGGGTCAAGTTCCATGACGGATCCGGGAAAGCATTCGCATTCCTGGTTGTCAAGAAGGACGAGTCCGAAGATGGTTCGATGAACCAGCTTTCGGGTTACGTCTTCTGTGATGATACGGACAACGCCGCCGGTCTTGCTGATGGTGTCAACTATCGCGGGCAGATCGGTCGTGCCGACGATTCGCAGGATGTCCCTGGTGGCGCATCATGGAGTCCGTGGGACTGATGGACAACGGATTCATCACAGCACTCGCCGTGATCGCCATCGCGGTCATGCTACTCATCGCAATGGTGTCGGATGAGATCACGTTTTAATAGCATTGCGGGCCGGGTCGGACGCAATGATGATGGAGCCATAGAGGACAACGGGGAGGTCTGAGCAACCTCCACTCGGTGCTGCAACTCCATCTGATCGGGGTATCGTCCTAATACCCCTCGGGCCGGTGTGTTGTCGTTCTCTCCTGCGACACACCGGCCCTACTTCTTCTTCCACTCCCTATACACTCCATGCGCGGCGAGGATGACATTGGCAGCAAAAGCGATGCTAACAACGTAGGGCGAATACCCGTGAGAGACGGCAATCAGGGCTATTACATAGCTAGCCAGTAGAAATGTAACATGTATCACGTCAGGAAAATCTCACACCGTGATAGGTCGATGTGCTGAGCACCGGCACCGAAGTTGGCCCACTGTAGCAGATGTCGGGTAGCATCACGGCCATGCTTCTTACCGGGCATATATGCGCCCATCTGCTTTAGCCGATCATCATTGAAGAAGGCTTTGCCTGTAGCTGCCGACTGCTTGACGAACCCGACGAGAGGATGGTGGCGTTCCTTGAAAATCTCGATCACGCCGATCAGCTTGACAGGCGTGAGATCAAGACCACTGCGAGCACGGTTACGATACTCGAACGTCTCGTAGATGATGGTTGTCGGCGCATTCGACGCGGCAAGCCATGCCTTGAGGTAATCGTACATTTCACGTGGTGTGTAGACATCCTCATACACCCCGATTGTCAGGTGATCGGTGGTGTAGTAGGCTTCCACGTAGCCGGTCGTCTTGCCGGGATCGAGTGCCAGGATGCGCTCGACTCTCGCCGTCCCGGAGGCGGCTTCCTGTGCGCTCTCGGTGAGGATCTGAGCACTCACGAGCGCGGCCCTCCGACGCCGTTTCGCTTCGCGGCGGTTCTCGACCCGCCTCGATATTCCGACGCAGGAGCGGCCGTCTGGTGAAGGCTCGCAGCCGGTTTCGGAGCGCCGCCGTCGCCGAGTTCGAGGTCGCGGAAGAGATCGTCGGCAGCCTCGATGATCGAACACCCGCGTTGCTGCTTTATCTGCAATATCCGCTCACCGATGATACCGGGATCAAGGTTGTTTCTCATACGGGTGGCCTCCGTAGCGGTATACCCCGCTCTTGCATGATTTCTCGTCGCAATCGCGTATCGCGACCATTGAGATGATTATCTACCGTGCGATCAGGATTCCAGTTCCGGTTGATATAGTCATTGATCGCTGTTGGCCCTGGGTATACACCGTGATCAATCAGATCATGCACACACTTCTTGAAGATCTCTGCGGTTATCCTCATATCCGCTTTATCCCTTCAGCCCATGCTGTACATAAGGCAGCTAGCTGGATTAGTTCGGTACGCAGATCTCCACCACCGTCACTTACCATCAGCCGATTGTATAACATCGCCTTCCCTACCTCGCCTAGTTCTTCTGCAAGACACGCGAGTTTATCCCCATCATCCATACCATGATCATTCAGAGTATGACGGAACTTCCCTTCTGCTTTGAGTGTATCTTGACGCAGCCGTTCACGAGCAATTTCGTCTAGTACATGTGAAGTATCCATTATCGCATAGCTCGATATACTCGCTGACGAGCTTCCTCTTGAATGCTTCTCAAATTATCCTCGCTTGTCGCCACCTTAGCAGCTAGATCAGCGATAGCTTCTGGTTCACCCTCGATCTTCACCATTCTTTTCTCAAACTGGCGAATCTGTTCAGTAGTATGTGATGTATAGAACTCATGTAATTCTTCATTAGTATATATCCGTCCAGTATCTACATTCATTACTGCATCTCCTTTATCTATTTGGCTTCCCCCCATGTGGGGCCTATTCCGATTTCCGCGCGGAAAGGTAGATCCCATCCGAGTTCATCCTTTGCAACTGATGACATCACTTGTTCTACAATGGTTCCGTAATCTTCAACATAGTCGTCTCGGACATCAGCGACGATGGAGTCGTGTACGAGAATGCCAATTCTGGCCTTAGTCCCATCGATTGCATTTCCGAGAGTAATTGCTGCGCACAGAGTAAGATCTGAAGCTGTAGACTGAGGATAAAAGTTGATTCCTTCTCGGAAAGCTGCTTCGAGGTTACTTCGGGTAAGTAGATGGAAACGACGCTTCCGTCCGAAAGGTGATACAAGTACTCCCTTACTCTTGATCTCTCGTCGGACATCATCCTCCCATTCCGCTACACCCTTGAAAGTTTTCCAGACCCATTCGATGTATGGTCGTGCTTGACTGACCGGGATACCATGCTTCTCCTGAAACGTCTCAGCACTCTGCCCATAGAAGACACCGAAGTTCACATTCTTGCACGTTGCGTATTGCTCAGTGGTATAATCTGGGCCATAGAAACGGGTTGCTGTTTCTCTATGGAGTGATAAGTCCTGGCTATAAATTCGAGTGAGTTCCCCATCCCCGGAAAACTGTGCGATACATCGTAGCTCAGCCTGAGAGAAGTCAGCCTGAACAATTTGGCATCCGTCACTTGCCTTGAAGAGACGCCGAATGTCAGGCAAGCCATCTTTGGGCCGTGTGATATTCTGTAGGTTCGGCTTCGATGAACTGAGTCGCCCACTATTTGTTCCGTGAAGGTTGAGTTGAGTATGAATCCGATGATCTTCACTTAGCTCCGCTCTCTTGATCAAGCCACGGATGTACGTACCATCCTGTTTGGCTAGTTTCTGGAAACGGTCGTACTCTTTTGTGAACTCGATGTAGAACGCGCGTCGTTCCTCTGCATCCTCTGCGGGTACCGTGGTCACGAGATTCCCCGACCGCCTGTGTGCTGTGTCGCCACGGAACCGGAACCTATTCTCTATGATTTCCTTCCGAGCGGAGTCATCGATGCTGCGATCCATGCGCCCGCCTTCCTTCTTTGGGCGGGACTGCATGACGTGCTTGATACCCCATACGTCATAGTAGAGATGCGCCATCTGCGTAGGCGAGGCGGGGTTAAGGATCGGGTTGTCCGCCTTGAGCCGCAAATTCTCTTCGATCTCACGTAGTTCGGGCACGATCTCGAACTCGTGGATGTCCGCCGCTCGCTGGACATCGTAGATCATGCCATTGAGTTCTACCTGTGTACAGAACTCATTTCCACGTAGCAGTAGGTGGTTGTATGCACGTAGAACATCATCCTTCTCGGCACGGGGATACTGGTCGTGGAAGAGTTGGTACGTGCCCCCCACGTCCATCCCGGCATAGCGGTAGAACTCGTCATAGTCTTCTACGACACCTGTGCGCTTTGCGCGTTCAATAGCTTCGCTTGAATAGTACGGCCAACCGAACGTATCCATAAGCAGGTAATCAAGCCCGTGAACCCCAATTCGCTCATCTGTTCCAGAACGCTCATCGAGGGCATAGGAAAGTAGCATGGTGTCATGATCTACTCGGGCGTTGATTCCGTAAGTATGTCGAAGTATCTTCGTATCGAACTTCCCTCCATGCCATACGTAAGAGAGATCTTGTTTCTCGAAGAAGGGTCGTAGTACAGTTCGAATGAAAGCTTCATTGTCCCAAAGACCTCCCCTTTCTCCGAGCACAAACGCACTTTTGCCGTCGTTTGATAGCTGAATACTGATGAGGGTGGCTTTGTGAGTAAGCCCTCCACGAGACTCGATATCGCATCCAATGTATCCGTTAGTTCTTCCGAGTCTATCGAGAAGGTCAGTTGCGTCTCGGGCATTTTCGATTACCTCGATTTCGGGAAACGTAGGATCGGGCTTTGGACTGAAGGCTCTTTGGAAATCGCGTCTGAGATCAGGGAATTTGGAATCGTCTTTGAGGATGATTGCAGGGTTGTAAGTTGCCACCACCGTCCGTCCTCCAACTCCATGACGATATCCCCGATGGCGTGTGAGAGAGCCGCGTCCAATAAGAAGGCCAACTGCCTCGCTTCCGGCTGCGATAACGGTATCAATACCCCGTAGTTCGTTGTCGAGACGCGGAGCACAACACTTGATTGCTTCTGATGGGACTGCCCCATCCGGCGCGACACATAGGACTGTATTCGTGAGAAGAACTTGCTCACGTTCAACTCCATTCATCTTAAACAGATGGTCGATGATCTTGCCCGACCCGAACTGTGATGACATCGGTTCA